ATCTGGTAAAAGTACAACTGACCACTTTCCTTTTTTATCTGGCCTCCATACAACTTTTGTATCTTTAATCCCATTACTCCATATGAAGTTTCCTTTTGTTACCATCTTACCTCCTGAACCCTCTATGTAATCTATTTGTTGATATATTTTTTCTGAATCAAACAAACAATCATCCGTACTAACACGAAAAGCTTCTTCTGGAGTCCAAGGAAACTGCCTTTTATGTTCCGCTAATTTATTTGTATCGTTCTTAAATCCATCTCTTATCTTTTTTAAATACTCTTTACTACCAACAGAGATTTCATCTCCGTATTTATCATAAATCTTAGACTTTGGATTTTCTATAATACTTTTACCATATTCATCAATAAATCCTTCAAACCCATCATAAGCAGGAATAAAGTATCTATAAAGTCCTGATATTGTTCTATCTGTACCTAAAACTTTCTCTCCTTGGTCTGAATCATCCCATATATCTTTAAAAGCTTTACCTCCTTCTTCCATCTCATTAACTGTTGATGGTAAAAAAGCTTTACCAATAATCTTTCTTCCTTGAGAGAGAGCTGGTTTAACTATCTGCCAATTCCTTGAACAATCAGCTTCTAACCATTTACCTCCCTCATCAGAAACAAATGTTTTTAATTTCTCTCCATCATATGAATTATTCTTTGTATTTCTCCAATCTATCTGACTATCTAATGCTTCTGAGGCTTTAACCTGTTTGTTATTCTTTGTAATTCGTTCTCCAGGTTTCTTAAAAGATAATACAGTTTTAGGAGAATCCGTTCCTTCAATAATAGGCTGAAAGAAATATGGTAACTTTCTAAAAATATAAACAACCTTGTCAAAGAGCTTTTTAGCATCACTACCTGTTTTACTTAACATACCTCCATTTGAATTATACGATAGAGTTATATCATGTAGAATAATAGATGCCGCTTTCCAGGACGCACCCTGTCTTCTATGTTTTGGCATAATTAACCCAAAACTATTATTATCTTTTCTAACAGAATCCCATATAAGAAAAAACCTTCTATCTCTATCCCAGTAATCTGGATATCCAATATCAATTGCACACCAATTTAAATAATAATAATGAGCTCCTGTTATATAAGTGGGAGTTCCATTATTCATAAACCAAACTCCATTCAGTCTTCTTTCAAATTCTTGTTCAATAAATTTATTTTTATTTATCTCACTTAAAAAATCCCATGATTCTGGCAAAGAAGTCCTTGTCCATTTTTGGTTCTTCTTAGATTTATTATAACCTATGATAGAACTTTTTTTTGGTTTCCTTGGTAATATTATTTTTATTCCTTGTATATTCATCTTAACTTACTACAAATATAGTAAATAATTAGGAAAATACCCAGAATATAATTATATTTGTATCTATTAAATTATTTATTAACAAAAAAACAAAAAAAAATGGCAAATGCAATTAGCGTAAGAGTCTTAAAGTACGGGCACGAAGAGTTCGGTACAACAGATGCTGACGCACAAACAATGATGCTTAGTACCGAGCATATTATTTATGGTACAAATGTAGAAACACTAATGGATGTAACATTAACTGGAGGAACTGCTGCTTCAGATGTATTTAACTTTAGTGGTCAAACTGGACTTACAACTAACGAATATATTCGTTTAGCTAATGTAGGGGATTCAGTTGGAGCTTTAGATGTAGGTGGCTCTGACTTAACACCTGGGATAATTTACAAAGTAAAAGATGTAAACGGTGGAGACAACCCAACATTACAAGCAAATGAAGCAGGATTAACTGTTGATGTTACTACAGGAGCAACTGGACTAACTTTAGAAGCTTACAGAGTTCAAGGTGAACTTATTTATGCTGACACTCAAAATAATGGAAGACCTATTAAAATTAGAACTGTTGAACCTTGTGTTAATAGTGATAACGTTTTTGGAGTAGCTATGAAATCTACACAATTACATATTCTAGAACTTGACATGAAAAATGGAGTTACATATGATGCTGATACTATTACAGAAAATAATATTATGTTAAATACAGATAGAGTTATTCTTACTTATGAAGACGCGAATGCATCTGGAGATTTTAATGTATGGTACGATACTTCTAATACAAACAAAGCAGGTCTTGATAGTCCTTTCTGTGACTTCTTAAATATAAATCATGATTGGGATACTCATCCAGAAGATTTTATCAATCATATTGGTGGAGTGACAAATCTAGCTAGTTTAACAAGATTAACAGTTAATGGTAATTTAGTTGCGTTTCCAGACATATCAGCTTCTGGACTAATTAGATTAGATAATATAGCAAGCGCATATGAATTGGGGACAGATACTTATATTAAACTTAAAGGTTCTGGTAAACCAGGATGGGATACTTTAATTATAAGTGATACGTTAGCTCAAACAGTTGCTATGACTGACGCAACTCATATTGTAGAATAATATAGTTAAATGTTAAAAGAAAAGGGACTTTATGTCCCTTTTTTTATTTTTTTACTTTTTTGATTTCTATTAAGTCTTGACACTTCTCGTATTCTTCTAGGTATATAAAGTGGTCTAGAAGTGTGTCTATTATATCCTCTTCGTTAATATAAGGGTCGTATGGGTCAAATATTAATCCAAACCCTTCTTCTATCTGAACTTCCATTAGTTCATCAAATGATATTTGATTTGTAATAAGTAGATATGAATAATGCATTGTCTTATTAACCATTTCTTCTTTGTAGCGATGGTCGTTTAGTTTATCTAATGGTCTTTTCATTTAGCAAATTTTTCAGCGGCACCACCTTTAAAGTGGTTATCCTTATTATTATTATCATCTTTCACTTGTTCTCCTCTCATCCTTTGGTCTAGTTTTACTAAAGCTTCCATCATCTCTTGAGCATCCATAAAAGCTTTCTTTTTAGATTCTAATGCAGTCTTACGTCTTTCATCAGCTACATCATCTGCTATAGGTCTTCTAACATCTGCTATTAAAGTTGATATACCTTCTTTAGCTGCGTCTAGAAGTTCAGTTAATGTATCTTCTACATATAATTGTATTTCTGTTTTCTTTTCCATTATCCTAAAATACACATAGCGTTACTATTTCTCATTCTATAATAATGTTTATCTCCTATTTTCATTTTATAATTTGAGTTCTTTTGGAAAAGAATCTTATCTCCAATATCAAAATCTTCTGTAAATTGATTAATATATCTAACTACACCTCTGTCTATTAACTCTTCTTGTTTTGTTTTTGTTATAATACCTGATTCAGAAACTATATCTTCATCTTTAACTGGCTCCACAAAAATAAAATCCATTAACATAGTTATTTCTCCATCTCTTTCATATGCATATATTTGGTCTATATCACATTGGTAATATTTTTCTCCCAATAATTCTATAGGTTTATCTATAACAAGATGATGTATATATACCTTATCTCCTTTTTTTAAAGTTATATTATCCTTAACTCTTTTATCTGGAGTGGGAGGTATATGTTTTACTATACCATTTTGTTTAGCGTGCCACATTCTATCTATATCTGTATCCAACCATAGTTCTGTACCATCAGAGAGTATATGTTTATCTTCTGTTTCTGTTTCTAGTTCTATAAGAACTATATTTCCCATTGAACTTTTTATCATGATATTTGTTTTTCAATTCCTAATTCATATTCTGGTACACATTTACTCCCAGGTATTGATTTCCATAATCTTGTATATTTTTCTCCTCTTGGTACTACATATATATTATATCTAACTTCATTATACTGTTCTGAGTACGCTTTATCAAATGTAATATCTACAATATGTAAAGCCCCTTTCGCTATTGTTTGACCTCTAAGATACGTTATATCTCTATCTCCTGCGGATACAATAACCTTTCTTATTAAACCTTCTGCTATATCCATTTTAATTTTCTTTTAATTCTTTAATTTTTATCTCTGCCCACAATTCTGCAAAGCGTATTAATTGTTCTTCACTATATTCACACTTAACTGGTGGGTCAAATATTGTATCCCATTCATTTATCTCATCTGAGTGGAGATATTCTTTTGCATCTTCCATAATTTTATTTTATTTTAATTATTACCATTTTTTTTCAGGACATTTTTCTACATCCCATTTTGCTTTTACAGACATAACACACCCACAAACAGAACAACTTCCACTCTTTTTATTAAGAAGTTCGCAACTATTACATATAGTAAGTCGTTCTTTATACTTTTCTTTTGAGGTGTTATCAAATCCAGACTTAGCATAATCTAATAGTGATTTACTTAGGTTCCAAGCTTGATGTATTATGTTTGGTTTTTTCACTTTTAATTTAATTTATACTACAAATATACAAAATTATTTAAAGCAAATATGTTTTGTTAGTAAATAGTTTTTCACTATATTTGTAAAATAATATAATACAAATAGTTATGGTAAAAGAAAAAAAGAAAAAAAAGAAAAAAGGATACTAATGGGATGTGGTTGTAATAAATTATGTACTAAGTGTCGTAAGAATAAGAATAATTGTACTTGTAATAAATAACTATGCCTAGAGATTATAAAAAAGAATACCGTAACGAAAAGAAGTCTAGACGTAAAAGACGTGTACTTCTTAATAAGTACAATAGAGATAAGGGTACATATGGTAATGGAGATGGTAAAGACGCTTCTCATTGTGGAGGTAGGATAACAGGTTTTGTTAAAGCTTCTATAAACAGAGGTAAGAAAGGAGAGGGTGGTAGAAAGAAAGGAGTTAAACATAACTATCCAAAAAATAGAAAATCACCAGGAACAGGAACTAGAAAATCTACTTCCACTGGTACTAGAACTTAAATAAATAATAACAAATAAATAAACAGAAATTATGCCAGAAAATAGAGATGGACAGAGTTCAATGGACAATCCAGTTAACGAAGAAGCAAGTGGAGGGTCAAGAAAATCAGGAAGTAAATGCGACCAAGTTAAACAACAAATTATGCAAATAGCTCAAAGTGGAGATATGAAAAAGTTAGTCCAAGCTTTAAAGCAAGCTATTAAAATGAAATGTATGACTGAACAAGAAGCTCAATCTTTAGTGCAAAAAGTTCAAGGAGGAGCTGAAGGAGGGGGCAAAGGGGCACCCCAGTAGTGAAGAAAAGGAAGTTAAACAGTAAGAACCCTAAGTATAACTCTATCTCCACAGAAGTTAGAAAGGTGATAAAACGAAAATTAATGTGTACCACTCATCATGGATGTAAGGTTTATGGAGTTTGGTATGAAAACTAAATACATGACAACTAAACCAAAAAGCAGAAGTACATACAAACCAAAAGGAACTAAAGTTTCATTAAATGTGTCAGTAAATGAACCGTCTCATAGCACTGGAACTAAAACAGCAACTACAACTAAACCAAAAGGAACTAGTGTTAGAGTTGGTGGTAAATAAAAAATTAAAAAACTAAATAATATGGAGAATAAAGAAAAGATAGCAAAATTAAGAGCTCAGATAGCTAAACTACAAGAAATGAGAAAAACTGTAAGTGCGAAAAATCCAATGGGATACGCTACTCAAGCCGAAGCTTATAAATCTATAGACGCTAAGATTGCAACACTAAACGCTGAGATACAAAAGATAGAAGATGTAGGTAATGGTGATGGTACAGGTAGGAAACCTATAGGAGCTAGCCCTGTTAGAGGATAATAAATAAACACTTCTAAGACACTTTAAGACACAAAGGGGTATACAACCCCCAGAAATATAAGATAACTCCTTAAATAGGGGTTATTTTTGTTTATACACCTATATGGGTGGGTCATCCAATATCCTAAATTGATACCCCTCTACTTTCTTTCTTATTTTTAATTCTTTCTTTGTAGTGATACTAAGTATATATAAACTATATATCTATATATATAACATATAATATATAGTATTACCAACGTATATACCTTGGTATAAAAAAACATACCAGTTTTGCTTGGGTTGGGGATAATATACAGAACCGTAGCGAATTAATACTATCTGAAAACGAAATGCGTTGCAGGGGTGGGTATCATATGGAATGTATCAATATAGATTTGTATAAAAGCCCCATGAGCGAGGGCGTCGGAGGGCGGCGGACATATCCACACAATACAATTTTAATTTACTATGCACGCATAGTATTATAATATATTATATATGTAAATTTGTAGTCTCATCTAAATATATTTTTAGACACGTCTAAATAAATTTTTAGTTGGACACACACAACAGCGCAAC